CGCCCACGAGTTGTTGCCGCTCTTGTCCCAGCGGACCGGCCACTGAACCACGGTGCCGCTCTGCTCAATGGCCGTGGTCTCGAAATTGTCATACGAGGCAACGATCACACCCACATTGGTCACGCCTGACGTGCGCCAGGTGTAGAAACCGAGGTCTCCTGGCGGGAGCGCGCTCTCCGTTCCCACGGCCTGCCACGCCACAGGTTCGGTGCCCAATTCCGGCCAGGCTTTCATCCTGACCTCGGCGCCGTCCCGCTGGCATCGCACCCGGAACCGGTCCCCGGCGGCGTACGTATAAGGCAGGGTGCTGCTGCTGCCCACCTGGTTGTATCCGACCGCGTTCACATAGCTCTGGATCTTGGCTACCAGGACTCCGGCCGGAGAGAACTCCAGTCCGTAGATCAGGATGTTGTTGGGGTCCGCCCACTGCTGACCGCTCGCGATGAACGCCCCACCGGTGGTGACCACAGAGCAGGAGGCGGTGAAGAGCATTTCGTAATCGGCCGAGCCGGAATCGATCAGGCGGACCTGGTTGGCCGTGTTCGCGCTGGCGAGCGAGCCCAGCGCTACAGAGCCGTTGGTGGCGTAGGTGTTGCCTCCCCAGACCAGGCCGGAGTCCGACGTGCCCAGGGAGCTGGCGGTCCGGTTGAAGGAGTCGTAGCCGGACTGCACGCCGAACCGATACGGCGTGTTGGTGTCCAGCAGGCCGGCCCACGGCCCCAGCGCGTTATGGGTGGAGAAGCGGCCGTCCCGGTTGTCCAGGGTCAGGCTGATGGTTCCGGCGTCCACCTGGGCGGCCTCGTCCTGGCGTCCAGCCGTGTAGCTGACCGGCTGACCGCCGTCGCTACCCGGGTGCCGGATGTAGGCCGAGACATCCTGCTGGAGGCCCCAGGCGCTGGGGGAGGCAGCCGGGTTGGCGCCGGGGTAGATCCACAGCTTGACCGTGAACGGGGGAACCGCCATCAGCTGGCCACCTGGCCGTCCTGGAGAAGGTTGGCGGTGCGGATCAGGCCACGGAAAGCGGAGACCACCTCGTGCTGCCCCACCAGCTCCAGCTTGACGGTCATCGGGCCGGCGGACCAGCCGCCCCCGCCACCGACCGGGGAGCCCCCAGCCGAGGCGAAACCACGCGAGGAGGCAGCCGAGAGCACGCGGCCGGCTGCGTTGGGCACTACCACCTCCGGTCCGTTCTCGCCCACGAGGTAGGGCGTGCCGCGCATGATCGGACCACCCGAGGCCCGGCGGTCGCGAACGGCCGAGCCCACCCCCGGGCTGTTCTCGTTGTTGGTGGAATAGATGGTCTTGTAGACCGTAGTCAGCTTGGCCGTGGCCGCGTACGTGCGCGCGTAGGCGTCCCCGGCCTTCTTGGCGCTCTTGAACTCCCCGGCGATGTCGTTGATCTGGTCCTCGGTCAGGCCGGCGGCCTTCAGGGTGGAGCGCATGGCCGGAGTCAGGTTGCCGTTGAACGATCCGGCCAACCCACCGGCGCGGCCCTGGAGATCGATGGCGGCCAGGGCGAGATCCCGCAGGGCGGCCTTGGTCTCGGCGCTGTTGCGGCCGTGCTCCTTGGTCGACTCGGCCACATCGTCCTGGGCGTTCTTCAGCTTCTGCTGGGCGTTGAGCAGTCCGAACACCGGATCAGTTTCGGCCTTCAGCTCATTGGACAGGCCCACCAGGGCGTCCCGGTGGCCGTCCGCGGCCTTGGCCGCATTCTCCGAGCTCTCCGTCAGCTTGCCGGTGGCGTCCACGGCAGGCGGAACGTGACGGGTGAAGGTGCCCATCTCCTCGTCAGCGCCCTTGATCCCGTCGTAGAGCAGGCGGAAGGGCTCCACCGGATCGAGGGCCTGGAGGATGCCCAGTCCCCCGGTCAGTTCTGTCACCTTGTCGTTGACGCTGCCGAACACGCCGTAGAGCTTGCCCAGAACGTCCAGGATCGTTCCCACGTCCCCGATGGTCTGCTGGATGCCCTTGTCCAGTAGGCCGATCGCACTGGCGCCGGAATCGGCGTTGTCGGACAAGGTGGCGACCAGGTTGCCCACGCTCTCCCCGGTGTGCTCCACCAGGTCACCGAGGGCGTTGATGGAGGAGCCGCTCTTGCCGGCGGCGTACTCCAGGTCATCCAGCAGGCTGTCCCCGAGCCGGGTCACGTTGTCCGTGAGGTGCTGCACGCTCGGCGCCGTGAGATCGAAGATCCTGCCCAACTTGGGGGCGCTGCGATCGGCCAACTTGCCCAGCTGGTCCAGACTCTCGAGAACGGGACCCAGGAAAGCATTCTTGGCTGAGTCCTGGACGCTCTTGGAGAACCGGGTCCCGATGTCTGTGGCCTTGGCTGTGACCGCCGGGTCCTGGGCCGCGATGGCCACGCCGCCGATGATCCCGCCCAGGCCTACGCCCCCAGTCACGGCCGAGGCCAGGGTGACCGCCAGGCCGGGAGCGAGGGCCGCACCCAGCCCGGTCCCCAGCAGGGGCAGAGAGCCCTTGAACGCCTCCAGGCCGGATTTGATCTGGTCGCCCAGCTTCTGGGTCCACTTACGGGTATCGGCCGGGTTGGGGTCCGGGAGGAGATCCTCCAGCAGGCTCTTGCTCTTGGTCAGGCGCCGGATGTCGTTCTCGCCCTTGCGGATGCCCTTACTGATGTCCAGCCGCTCGGCCGCATCGTCGGTGTCCGCGAACGATCGGGCGAGGCTCTCCAGCTCCCGCTTGGCCAGCTCAATCTCCGCCGAGAGCTTGCCGACCTGGCGGCCGGTCTTGTCCGACTCCTTGCCCAGGCGCGCCGCGCCCTGGCCGGCGATGACCGATTCCTTGCCGAACTTCTCCGTATCCCGGCTGGCCTCCTCGGCCGCATCCCCCACCTTGTCGATGTCCCGGGCGGCGGCGGCCGTGTCCCCGCCCATCTTGTTGCGGGCGAGGAGATCCAGGATGAGCTGGCGCTTTTCACTCGCGGCCATGGCTACCTCTTCTCGTGGATCTCGTGCCAGTAGTCAAGATGATCCACCATCTGGGGGATGTTCATGGCCTCCATCTGGTCCCGATCGATGCCCAGACTCACGGCGAACACCGGAGCCCAGGCATCGAGCAACGTCACAATGCCGCTGGCGGCAAGGTCTGCAAAACGACTGTAGGCGGCGGCGCCGAGGCTGGGGCGGACTCGCTGGAGGCCTGCGAGATAGGCGAGTCCTCCACCGGGTCCGCGGCTTTTCCCGAGTCCTCGGCCTCCTCGGCCGGAACGGCCTCGTAGGTAATGAGCATGATCATCGGACTGAAGTCGTCAAACGGCCCGGCCAGGTTCGGGTCCACGTCCCGGACCGCCATCCAGCACCCGGCCAGGTTGCCCAGCGCGGTGTCCGACCGGAAGCCGTTCATGGCCGCCACGAGGCTCATGCCCAGCTCGGCCTCCAGGGCCACCAGGTCTCGGGCCGGCGCCCGTACGATCTTGTGCTCGTCGTAGACGTACCAACGGTCCCCCCAGCGCTTGACGTCCTCCGGCTCCGTGAACCGGAAGCGCATCGGCGCCAACAACCTCTTCTCGTCCATCTCGCTCTCCTCGCTCGTTACTTGATCAGGCGGGCCGCGAACTCGCGGACCACCTCGTCCATCTGCTGCGCGGCCTCGTCTGCCGCGTTGTCCGTTCCCCGCTTGTGGAACCCTGGGCGGATCTTAGTCAACGCCCAGGTCTTGCGGTTGCCGAAGATTGGGTGCCGGAGGTTACCCGCCTCCAGCGCCCGGATATCCCGGCGTTCCGCCTTGCCGTCCGCGTAGGTGATCAAGCTGTAGCTGGCCGAGTTGCCGCCCGTCCGCTTCTGGGTCTTGAACCGCAGAGACCGGCTCATCTCCCCCGCATACCCGCCCGACTTGGGCATGGTCTGGGCGGACTCCAGCTTGATCGACTTCTCCACCGGAACCACAGTACGGGCCAGGGCCTTGTCCAGTTGCCTGGAGAGATCCTTGCGGCCCTCGGTACGGATCTGGGCAGCCAGCTTCTTGAAGTCCTGGGCGCCCGAGATCCGTACCTCCAACGCCATGCCTAGAACACACCCACGGTCGGAACGCCGTCCACCTGGAAGCTGGCCGCGATGGGCACCCGGTCCGAGACCGTGGCGTCCACGGACAACTCGGTCATCCAGCATTCGGCCGTCATCTTGACGTTGCCGACCGTGCTGCCAGCGGGACCGTATTGGGCGGTCGCTGTGGCAGTCGCGGTCCGCAGACTGTTGAGCACGGTGAAGGAGCCCGTGGTGGCGGTCGCGTCGAAGTGGCCAGTGAGGGAGAACTGGACATTGGCCAGGGAGGGGATGCTCTTGACGCCCTGGTCTCCGAAGGCGGTCACCTCGGACAGCGCGCGGGCGCCCGGGAGGCCGGACACGCCGTTGAGGTAGATGGCGATGTTTCGCAGCACGCCCCCGCCATCGTCCAGCGAGAAGACAGCGTCCTTACCGTGGACGAAAGACATGAGTGCGGACCTTTCCTAGCGGGGAGCCGCGGTCATCAGGAAGGTGACCGAGCCGGTACCCGTCACGTCGGTGACGCAACGGAGATAACGGTTGACCGTGACCGTGGGCGCCAGTTTCACCAGCTGGAATCCCACGGCGGTCACGGACACGAACGAGGCCAGGTCGGCCCACGCGCTGTTGTCCGGAGAGTGCTGGACCTTCAGTGCGGCCGAGGTCAGGCCGGAGAAGGCCGTGACGTGGAGACCGAAAGCGCCCCCATGGGTGGTGGGCGTGCTCGGCGCGGCGCCGCGGTCGATGCTGGCCGAGTTGCCGTCCGCAGTCTCGGCCGCCAGCGAGTGCAGGACCCAGCCCATCTCCACGGACTCGTCTGCGGCGGCGGACATCGTGAAGCCCACAGCGTCGGACACGGATGCGTCTATGCCCCAGTCCGTGGGGTCACCCATGGCGAACAGGGCCGGCGCGCCGAGGGCATCCCCACCCGGGAGCGCGGTCAGCAGCAGCGCGCTGTGCACGCCGATGGCCGAGGCGATCTCGGCGTGCAGCCCGGTGGCGCCCACGCTGTCCTGCGGGCCCCGCAGCGCCATGGTGCCGGACATCAGGCCGGGTACGAACGAGGCGCCCGCGGTCGCAATGACCTGACCGCCGGTGGTCACCTCGGACACCCCCCGAGAGTGGGTCATGGCCACGCCGGACACGAGGGTGGACACGGACACCTCATTGGCCAGCACCTTGACGCCGTAGCCGGGCAGGAAGGTCATTACGAGACCACCTCAATCACTAGCTCGGCGCCCTGGTAGTCCACGGCATCGTAGTTGATCAGGCCTACCCGGCGGACAGTGGTCATGTCCGCGTAGGACACGAGGCCACCCAACGTCTGGTTGTCCTTGAGTGCCTTTTTGAGCTTGGCCACCCCAGCGCCCGGGGACCGGGACAGGAAGCGCCGGAGCGCCCGCTGGGCGCCCTTGGTCTCCTGGGTCTTGATCAGGATCGTGGCCACGATGGTGAAGGCGTCCGCCCCATCGGCCATGTTCAGGTCCCAGTCCAGGTCGTCCAGCTCCAGGACGACCGCCGGGACGTTGACCTGGCCAACCACCTCGGCGTAGCACGTGAGCTTCTCGGCCACGGCGCCGTAGGCGTCCCCGGTGGTCAGGTTGTTCCAGGTGGCGGCCAGGGCGTCGAAGACCGCATTCAGGTCGTAAGCGGCCGGTGCACTCACGAGCCAGCGACCATTCGCATAAGCCGGCGCGGCCAGGCGACGGTTTGCCGGGTCTGGTAGTACCAGAAACCCTGCGGTGCCCGAACGGCCTCTACGCGCTGACGGACGCCCGTGTCCTCGGCCATCTTGTGAGCCATCTGGATCAGCTCTTCCACCTGTTCCGTCAAGGTGGCCATCACGAGCCCGCGACCTTGATCGGGTCCTTGACGTACGGGCGGAGCTTCTCCTCGGCCATGGGGTTGCTCTTCACCCGGACCGCGTAGTCCCCGAACCCGGCCACGCCGAACGGGGCGTCCCCGGCCTTGTTGTCCATCGCGGCCAACAGCAGCGTGGCCGTGATGACCGGGGTCGGGACGGCGGCCCATCCCCACTTGGCCGTGACCTTCACCTTGGACGCCGAGTAGAAGGCGGACATGGACCAGCCGTAGCAGATCCGCCAGAACGGCCAGCCGGGCTGTTGCTCCCAGATCCCGTCCGTGGGGAAGAGCTCCAGCCCGGCCACGGTCCAGGGTGTCCCAGCGGTCTGTCCGAGGTACGGGACAATGGCCAGGCCGGTTGATGTCCAGAAATCGTGGGTGTCCACCCCGGTCCGGCCAGGAGCGAACGTCCGCTCGCTGACCACCTCGTCCCGGCCGAACTGGCGGCCCGTGTAGAGGTTGACGTCGGACGACGCGCTGTTCAGCTTGTCCTGGAGATCGGCGTCCTTGCTCGTGTCCGAGTCCGGGATGCCCAGCCGGTACTTGAGCTGGGCAACCGTGGCGTAGCTGGCGCCGATCGCAACAGCGGTCATCGCATGGCCCGCTTTCCCTTGAGATTCCACCAGCGGGGGGTGAGAGCGCACGGGCCGGCGTGGTCGCACTCTCGGGTGCAACGCCAGCCGCGCGGCCATGGGCGGATGCAATACGGGGGAACGCTCACAGCGATGCTCCCCTGGGGATGACAAGGCCGGCGCGCGTGTACGCCTCGACCTGGCGCGCGATGGCGTGCCCGCGGGCCTGGATCAAGGTCTCCTGTTGCATGGCGAACGTCGTCTCGTCCAGGAAGATCCCGCCCTTGTAGTGGGTGGTCTTGATCGACGTGTCCACGCCAATCTCGAGGCCGGCGCCCTGGACCCGGATACAGAACGAGAGATCCTCGCTGAAGGTGCGGGGCGTGCCGTTGCCGCCCCCCTTGGGGTCCGTGATGGGCATGAACGGCTCGGGCCCCACATCGGTCAGGACATCCCGGTGGATGAGCACACAGGCCGCCCCAGTGCCCGCCACGGGTTGGAAGGCGTCCCGCTTGTACTTGGTGACCGGCCGGAAACCCACCTCGCCCGTGGACTCGATGCGGGCGTAGGAGTAGATGGTGGGCTGGATGCGGAAGCGCTGGGCGTAGAAGTCGCCCGGGACCACATCGGCGTCCCGGCTCTGGCTGAAGGCCAGCGCACCCAGGACACCCACATTGTTGGCCACGGCGCTGGCCAGGAGCCTGTCCACGGTGTCCGCGGCGAAGCCCATGTCCGTGTCCACCATGAACAGCCACTCGGCGTCCGTGGCCAGGAAGCTGGCCACGTTCTGGTTGCGAGCGGCGGCCACGCCCATGGTTCCGGCCACCCGACGGAAGTATGTCCCGCCCGGCCGGATGATCTTGCCGGACACGGCCTGGTCATGGAGCAGCATGTCCGCCCAGGACAGGCCGAAGCACGCGGCCCAGTCCTGTCCGTCGATGATCGCAGGGACAACGGTGCCAGGCGTATAGGCCGGCGCCTCGTTGTCCACGGTATCCCCTTGCTCGCTCATGGTCTCGTCCTCGCTGGCCGGGTGAGGCTGGGTAGAGCCGGGAGCGCGCAACCCAGCCAGGTACGCGCCCCCGGAGATCACTACTTCTTGGCCGCGCTGGTCCGCTTGGCCGGCGCGGGCTTCTCGCCCGAGTCGTCCGAGGCGCCCCCGAACACGGAGGCCGGAGTCTCGGCCGGGACCGGAACGTCCGCACCCGAGTAGGCCGGTTCCTGACTGGACGGGTCCACCTCGTTGCTCGGGGCGTCCGCCGGGTCGTAGCTCTGAACCGAGCTGGCCTCGGTGGCCACCTCGCCCGGCGCCGGGCGGTTGTCCCCGTCCAGGTCCGCCAGATCGTGATCGGCGAGGTTGAAGTGCTCGCCGTCCATGGTGGTCGGGCCCTGGTCCTTGTAGACCCGGTACTTGGTACCGTCCGGCGCCGTCTGGACCGCGGTGTGCTCGGCCGGCGGAACCTTATCGTCGTAGTCCGGGTCTCCGGAACGCTTCTTGTCGTACACCATCGCTGGCTCCTTGATCGGATCGGATCTGGGTAGGGGCCTAGGCCCTGGGTAAAGGTCCGGCTCTAACGGATCTCGGTACCCAGGGCCTAGGGCTTGTTACGCCGTGGTCTTGTCGACCAGGAGCCGGAAAGCAGCGTCGTTCACGGAGTCCGAACCGCCCCGGAAATGCATGTACCAACCGCGGCGGCCGTCCGGGAGGTTGTTGCTCGTGTTGAAGAAATGCGGGATGAACTCGACCGAGGTGGAGCCCGGCTTGTCCACGATGACGAAGTTACTGAAGTCGCCGTAGACCAAGATGGGGTCGATCGTGGTGGTCTGCTGAAGGGAGGGCATCTCGTCGGACTCCAGCACGGGGCGGCCCAGGAGCCGGTCCGTGTAGGGCTGGGTGATGTCCGTCGAGTAGCTGGCCGAGACCGCGGTGCCCAGGGCCTGGATCGCGCCGTGGAAAAGCGGGTTCATCGCCCAGGTGCCCTTGCCGCGGAACCGGACACCCAGCGCCCGCCAGACAGCCTGCAAGTCCGCCAGGGTGATCGTGGCGCCGGTGGCCAGGGAGACCGTGCTCGCACCCACGCCCGTGAGCGCGGTCACGATGCCGGTCGGCTGACCCGAACCGGTGCCGGTGGCGTGCGCCACGGCCTCCAGCCGGTCCTTGGAATCGGCCAGCAGCATCTGGACGTCCGAGGCCAGGCCGGTGATGTCTTCGAAGCTCTCGATCGAGGCCATGATCAGGCTCTTGGCCGAGAAGACCGGCACCTGGGCCGGACCCACGGGCGGCGTGTCATCCGAGACCTCAGTCAGCTCGGCGTCCCAGGAGGCCGTGGAGCCCGCCGTGGTGACACCGTTCCACTTGTTGGCGCCACCGGTCAGGGTGACCACCCGCGAGATCCCGCGGATGACGTTGGACGCGCCCGAGTTGGTCAGGATCAGGGTGGGGTCCAGGTGGGTCGGCACGAGGTAGCCGCCCGCTGTGTTGGTGCCCACGGCAATGGCCGCGCGCTCGACGTCGGACAGGAGCATCTCCTGGCCGGTCATGGCCTTCTCCCACGCCTCGGCATACTCCGGGCGCTGGCGACCCAGCAGATTCTTGGCCCAGGAGACGTCCTTGCCGTGACGCTTGATCATCTTCTTGAAGGAGTCTTCGTAGCCTTCCGGCATCTCCTTGTCTTCCATGGCCTTCAGGTTCGCGTCCGCGAGGGCGCGAACGATCTCCTTCTCGCCCATGTGACTGGTGTTGCTGCGCAGCACGTCGAACGGATCGACGTTGCGCTTCACCTCGGGGGCCTCCGGCCGGCGCCGCTGGACATCGGTGGGCCGCTGGTCGCCCGGCTCGGTCGCACCCTCGGTGAACGAGAGGCCACGGAGACGCTCGATCTCGTCCTCGCGCTCGATCGCGGCGGCCCGTTCCACCTCCAGGTCCGGGATCTCGGCCAGCGCGGTCTCCGCGCGGGTCAGCTCCTCGTCCGATGGGTCTTCGGCGTCTTCGACCGCCAGGACGGCGGAACGGCGGATCTCCAGATCCGCTTCGATCTCTGTGCTCTTACGCTTGCGTGCCATTCCTGGTCACTCCCAGATCATGAGCGCCTCGCTTGATGGCGAGAATTCGCTGACGAGTCCGGGTAGGGGAGTCGCCCTCGGCGACCGATCCTCCAGACGTGCCGGGCTCGGCGGTCGCCGAGGTGGCACTGTTCGCGGGCGAGGCGCTGGGCGTGCCCGTGATGTCGCTGATCATAGACCGAACAAGCTCCTCCAGGTCCTGGCGGGACCGAATCGCCACCAGGCCGGCGCCGTCGTAGGCCGGCGTGGGTGTGGGGCCGTACTCCTTCAGGCCCAGCTCGGTGCGTTCGATGCGTTCCACACCCGCCCGGCGACCACGCTTGCGGGAGTCGAAGACCCGGCCGCGGAAGCTCTGGCCCTTGATCTGCCCACCCTCCCAGGCGGCCAGCACGGCGTCCGCCAGCTCGCCATCGTTGTAGCGGGAAATGGTCAAGAGACCCCGGCCGTCCGGCTTGATCTCCAGCGGCGTGGCGAACGGGACGGCCAGGAGCCCGTTGGGCTTTCCGGAGAGGTCATAGCCGTGGTTGTAGTAGACGCCCACCCGCTCGATGCCGCGGGTCAGGGTGCGGTTGAACGAGGACCGGTGGATGCCCTCCCAGTAGTGGCCGTGCTGGTCGCGGATCTCAGTCTCCTGATCGAAGACAGCCGCGTAGGCGGTCACGGTCCGGCCGCGCGAGTCGGACCGCTTGACCTCGAAATCGTCCAGCTCAAACGTGCGCTCGATCAGTTCGACGGGCATGATCAGCTCCTGCTGTACGAAACGGGGGCGGCCTTCTTGGCCGGGCTCTTGCCCGTCCGCTGAGTGGGCGTGGCGGATTTCACGCGGTCCGGCATCTTCTTGGCGGCCGCCACCTTCTTGGCGAGCGGCTTCAGGTCCTTGGCGCTCTTGGCCTTGGTGATCTTGGAGAGCAGCGCTGGGGTCACCACGCCGTCCGCCTTCAACCCCATGGCCCGCTGAACCTTCTTGATCGCGGCCGTGGTCTTGGGCCCCAGCTTGCCGTCATCCTTTAGTTTGGCGTTGGCCGCATCGCCGAACCCCAACCGGTTGAGGGCCTGCTGGAGCGAGTGGACCCGCTTGTCCCCACCCGGCGTGCCGTACCCGGCGCCGCGCTTACCGTCGAAGGACAGAGACCCGGCTGGCGCCTTCTTGCCCGCGGCCCCGCCCCCCTTGCCTTTCCCCTTACCCTTGCCGCCCTTGCCGGCGGGTTGGGTGTTGGGCTTGACGGTCTTGTTGCCCGAGCCGGGGGCGACCGCGAACTTGCCGGCGTCCCGGGGATGGAGAGCCTCAGTGAATGCGCGCGTAACGTCGGTCATCCTGGCGTCCCCTCCTCGGCCACGGCCGGGTCTGCTGCTGCTGGATCGATAGGAAGGCCGGTCTCCGGGTCCACGCTCGGGTCCACCTCAGGCTCGGGGACCACCAAGAGCGAGAGATCCTGGGCGTCCGCCGCGGCCACGGCCGAGTCCGGATCGAAGGACCCGGCCAGGGCGACCACGTCACCCACCTTGCTGGAGAAGACCGCGGCGTCATCGGCCGGCGTGGGGCCGGTCTCGGCGTCCTGGGCGCCCGGAGCCTGGAGCTGAACACTCATCAGGCCCGAGTGGACCAGGAGCGAGAAGTCCTCGGCGAGCATGGCTGCCAGGGCGCTCTCCGGAGTCCAGCCGGAGGCCAGCAGCGTGGACAGTGTGCCGGCGTTGACCGAGGCCACCTCGGCCAGGTCTTTCTGGTCCTCGCGCAGGAACGGGATATCCCGGGTGTCATACCAGAGCTCGGCGTCCGCAGGCACTTCGACCAGGGGCGCCACGGCCGCACAGAAGGAGCGCCACTGATTGCTCCCCCAGGTGTCCCCGAAGGCGCGCCGCGCCTGCCCGTAGTTGGAGTACGTGGCGGCGGCCAGGCCCTCGGACAGGCCGATGATGATCGGAGGTACGCCCCCGGCCGCAGCGATCCGGGTCTCCCCGTGACCGATGGTCTCGGCGAACGAAAGCTGTTGCATGTTGGCGCCGACCACGCGAACGTCCGCCCCGCCGCCCGTATAGAGCGTTTCGTACGCCTTCTCGGGTCCGCGGGTGGCCTCCTGCATCTTGCGGACAAACTCGGCGAAAGCGTCCGGGCCGATGTTCTCCTTGAGACTGACGGACAGATTCGGCGTGGCCGCATTCTCGAAGAATGAGAGCTTGTGCTGGGTGGCCATGGTGTCGCCCTGAAGCTCCGTGATGATCGGAGTCAACCAGGACATGCCGCGATACATCGCGTCCGGGTCCGGGATCGGCGCCCAGTGGATGCACTCGTCCAGGAGATAGAGCTTGCTCTTGCCGCCAGCCCAAGGCCCGCCCACGGTGTACTTATAGCCCACGATGTTGGCTTCCACCGCCTCATCGGGGGGCGCGTCCAGGATGAATTCCATCCAGTCCGGCCGGCGCCGGAGAAGGCGGTCCCCACGCTCGGACTCGGCCAGGAAGAACGTTCCACCAGCGGTCACGTCCTGCTCTGCCCGCATGAGCAGTGACTGGGTGGTCCCGCCCGGCCAGGGGGTCTCCAGCGGCTTCAGCGACTGGTTGCCGAACAGGTCGTTACCGCCCCCGGTGGAGCCAAGCTTGCGGAACTTGAAGCGGGCCTCGCTAAAGAGCCGGGCCCGCGCCATGGAGGTGGCGAAGATGACGCCGTTCTTCTTGTAGGCGCCGGAGACGTAGCCCAGAAAAGTGTCCAGGACCGGCTCGGCCTTCTGGCCGGCGTAGGTGGTCGTGTGGCTGGGCTGGTAGATCTGGCCCTGGAAGGTCAGGAACGAGTCCACCCAGCCCTGAAAGGTGGGATCTCCCATGCGCTGAACGAAGATTTCCCGGGCTTTCTCCGTGGGGTCAGGCTCGGGTGTCCACCTAGAAAGTTCGCGGGCGAACCGTACAATCTCGCTCCCCGCGCTCATGCCCAGACCACCAGCGGGACCGCCTCATCCTCGTTGCCGAACTCCCGGAGGCCCCAGAGAGCATGTGTGATCGATACGAGCCCGGTCAGATCCGTGGTGGCGTTGCGCGAGTCCCAGGCGTGCCCGTCACCCACGTTGCGCTTCACTGCTCCCCCGACTGCCAGGCCCAGCTCCTTCTGGCCGAGGTGGACCACGGTGTGGTCTTTCGGGTCATCGCTGGTGGCCGCATCATAGATCATGCCGAAAGCGCGGGCCACGTCCCCGGCCGTGGTCTTCTTGATGATCTCGATCGGGAGAGGGATGGTGACGGCATTCTCCAGCTCGGCCAGCAGTGACCCGGCCGGCGATCCGGGGTCGATCACGATGGCACAGGCGTTGACCTTGATGGCCAGTTTGACGATATCGGCCACCGTCCAGCCCGAGCCCGGCCCGTTCTTGATCAACTCCACGTGCTCTTTGCCGTCCGCGCGCTTGCTGGCCAGCCCGATCGAGGATCGGACCGAGCCCGCATTACGGGCCGAGACGTGGAGAGCCAGGGCGGGGCGGCCCACGAGTTGGGTCGGGGGGCGCATCTTGGCCAGTTCGGCCATCGGTGTGGCCGGGTGCGGGAAGTCCTCGGGCGCCCACTGGCCCGATCCCGAGCGTCTGTCCTCCATGGCGTCCCACTGGGCCTTGGAGATGACCGTGAAACCCTCGGTCAAGTCGGGCGGCCAGACGCACAGGCGCTCGCGGGCGAATCCGATATCGGACATCGTGTTGCGCTCGCGCTCGATGGCCATCATGGAGATTCGCTGGCCGTAGGCCGGGTTGGTCCGCTTCCACGTCTCGCGGTCATCGAGCGCGATGGACGAGAGATCATCGAGCGAGCCCGCGGCGCCGTAGTCCAGGAACACGAGATCCCGTGCGGCGGCTAGCGCGAGGCGCCGGAGCCTGAAGAGGGCCGCGCCCGAGGCCGCATCCAGGGGTGGGGAGCTGGTCAGCCAGACCTGGGGGTCCGGCATGGCGGACATCGTGGGGAGCTGGGCGTCCTGCTGCTCACCCGTGAGCGCGTACGCCTCGTCCCAGACCAGCTTGTGGAAGCTGAAGCCGCGGCCGGCGCCCTTGGAGCGGGCCATGAACCGCAGCCGGTTGCCGTTGAGAAGCTCGATCCCCTCCTCGCCGTTGGTGTTGATCACCTTCTTGACCTTCTTACGGAGCCAATCCGTGTTGGTGATCAAGAACAGGACCCGCCGGAAGGCCTCCATCGCGGTCTTGTACTCGTGCGCCGAGTGGCCCACCATCGGCTCGTTGGAGATGAACAGCCAGTAGAGCTCCAGCGCCTCCAGGATCGCGCCCTTGCCGTTCTGCCTGGCCACGATCAGGGCCACCTGGAAGGCTGCCCAGCGGCCGGCGGCCGTCTTGCCCAGGCCGAGCTGAATGACCAACTGTTGCCAGGTGTCCAGGGTCAGGCTGGCGCTCGCGGCCAACTCGATGGCGTCCAGGCCGGCGCTGTAGGCGTAGGTCTCCACCGGGTAGTGGCAGACCCGCGGGACCACCAGGTCCCAGTCCACGTCCTCGGGCAGCACGAGGTCATGGGGTGGCGTCCAGAGCTGGCCGGGCTCGGCCGTGATGGTCATCCCCGGGCCGCCGCGGCCTGGCGCTCGGCCTCGCGCTCCCGGCGCCGTTGCTCCAGCTCATCCTCCGGCGAACCCGTATTGCCGGCGCCCGCCTCCCCGGCCAGTTGCTCGATGGTCTTGACAATGGTCGCGTACGCCAGGGCCTGCTGGCGGGCCTCGGCAAGGAGCTTGTCCACGAAGACCTCGGCCACCGTGTCCGGCATCCGGAGCTGAATCTGGAGCCAGGCGTCCGGGTCACCCTGGATCTGCCGGTCCAGCACGTCCAGGCGCTCCTTGAGCCGCTCGGCCTCCACCTCCAGGTGGGCCAGGCGCTCGGTGCGAGTCACGAGGGCCAGCCGCATCGGCCGCGCGGTTGCCAGAACCAGCGCCGGGCATCCAGCAGCATGTCATAGGGCCTGACCCAGTAACCGACACGCCAGATTGCCCACTTGATCGTGATCATCTCAGTATCGGCCCTTGTCGCGCGGATCAACCTCGTCATACTCGCGCTCCAGCCGGGCGGCCTCATTGACCGCCTCATCGCCGTGGACCACGGGACGCGGCACCGAATAATCCTCCGGCTCGGGGACCATGAGCGTGGCTGTGACCGTGAGCGGCTGGCCCACCTGGGCATCCACGGTGATGCCGCGGATCACGTTGCGGGAAATGCCCAGACTCTCGATCCAGGCCACGGCCGCCTGGATCTCCGTCTCGTCACCGTTCTTAACGATCTTGAACGCCATCGCTCACTCCTTGCTCCACCGGCTGGACACTCTGGTCCGCCGGGACCTCGATCCCGTGCTGGACCAAGGTCCGAATCAGGGCCCGCTGGTAGTTTCCCATGTCCGTGCGCTGCTGATTCACGATCTTGTGAACGATGTCGATCTTGGTCTCGACCTTACGGGAGCGCTGGAGGCCGGCGTACGCCGTGATCACCAGCCCGAGCGCGGTCAGGACGCTGGCAAACGCCGTGATGATGCCGGTGATCGTGGTGGAGAACTGCACGGAATGCCCGCTTTCATGAAAACCACTCGCCATCAATGGTCAGGTTGGTGAGGCAACCCGGCGCATGCCCCTGGATCTGTCGGCAGTGCGGGCAGGCATCGAGCACGGTCAGGAGACCGGAGGCACCCTCGGGGAAGTCGACCAACATCTTGCCGATCCAGGGGCCGTAACGCTCGTTTGCGTCCGAGATCCGCCGCTGCTCATCGGTCAGACCCAATGGGTCACGCTGTGCAGTCACTCCAGGTCACTCCTCGATCGCTGGGCGGGGGGAAATCCCTCGAT